TTAAACGCTGGCACAGATGCTTACAATGTAGCTATTGGTTATGACACAGGTTGGAACATTACAACAGGTATTAATAACGTGTTGGTTGGAGGTCAAGCTGGTGATGCGCTTACCACAGGTAATCATAATATTGCAATAGGTAGAGAAGCTTTAAGCACAGAAGACGCTCACGGATATAATGTTGCTATTGGAGGTTATGCTTTACAAGACCAAGATGCTGGAGCTGATGCTTTTAATGTTGCTATTGGTTATCAAGCTGGTACACAAGTTACAACAGGTGTTAGAAATGTATTAATAGGTGGTTTAGCAGGTGACGCACTTACTACAGGTGGTTATAATACCGCTATAGGTTATCAAGCTTTATCAACAGAAGATACACATGGGTATAATACGGCAATAGGATATGCGGCTTTAATAGCTCAAAATGCAGGGGCACACGCATATAATACCGCTGTTGGTTATTATGCTGGGGTGTCTGTTACAACAGGTACAAGAAATACTATTATAGGTGGTCTCGCTGGTGATGCGCTGACTACAGGTTCTCAAAGTACTTTTATTGGCTATAACGCCGGTGGTGCTACAACAGATCAAAGCTTTAATGTGGCTATTGGTGATACAGCACTAGCTACAAACGTTAATGGTGCTAGAAACGTAGCTATTGGTAACGCGGCATTAGCAACTATGAATCCAGACAGTGATACAGATACATATAATGTAGCTATAGGATATGATGCTGGTACAAGTGTTACAACAGGTTCACAAAATACTATTATAGGAGGTCTAGCAGGTGATGCTTTAACTAGTGGAGCTAATAATGTAGCTGTTGGTTATCTTGCTTTATCAACTGAAGATACTAACGGGCACAATGTTGCGATAGGTAGAAAAGCTTTACAAAATTTAGATGCAGGTGCTGATGCTTATAACGTTGCTGTTGGTTCTTCAGCTGGAGAGGTAGTTACAACAGGTGTTGAAAATACAATTATGGGTGGACTAGCAGGTGATGCTTTAACTACAGGAAGTGAAAACGTTGCTTTAGGTTACGCTGCTTTAAGTGCAGATACTACGGGTAGTAGAAGTGTTGCTATTGGTACAGAGGTATTAAAAAATCAGCTTATAGATGGTAATACTTTTAACGTAGCCGTGGGTTATAAAGCTGGTAATCAAGTTTCAACAGGTCTTCAAAACGTAATTATAGGAGGTTTAGCTGGTGATGCTTTAACTAGCGCTTCTTTTAATGTAGCTATTGGTTACCAAGCCTTAAGTCAAGAAGATGCTAACGGAAGGAACGTAGCTATTGGTTATAATTCTCTTGCTACTCAAGACGCAGGAACAGACGCTTACAGTGTAGCGGTTGGTTTTAAAGCAAGTGAAGCGAGTGTCACGGGTCTTTATAACACTGCTGTTGGTGGTGAAGCTTTGTTAACCAATATAGACGGTGATAATAACACAGCTATAGGTTATCGAGCTTTAAAAACTTTTGAAGCAGATACAGATGGTCATGGTGGTAACACTGCTATTGGTAGCGCTGCTATGCGAGATGCTACAACGGCTACTAATTGTGTAGCTATTGGTTATCTTGCTTTAGGTGACGGGGTTATGACAGGTGATAATAATATAGGTATTGGTCTTGGAGCAGGTAAATCTATAACTTCAGGTGTTGATAATGTATTTATTGGTATAAACGCCGGAGACGCAGTGACTGAAGGTAGTTATAACATTGGAATTGGTAAAAATGCTTTAAGTACAGAAGACGGGAATGGAAGAAATATTGGTATTGGTTTTCAAGCTTTAAAAGTACAAAATGCAGGAGCTGATGCTTACAATATAGCTATAGGTCATGCTGCTGGACAATCAGTTACAACAGGTATTAGAAATACACTAATAGGTGGTGCTGCTGGTTATTCATTAACTACTGGAAACTATAATACCGCGTTAGGATATGGTGCTTTATATACCGAAGACGAGCATGCAGGTAATACAGCTATAGGTTATCAAGCTTTGGTTACACAAAATGCTGGGGCAGATGCCTATAATACAGCAGTAGGACATCAAGCTGGTACTGCTGTTACAACAGGTGTTAGAAATGTATTAATAGGTGGTCTCGCGGGTGATGCGCTTACTACTGGTAGTAGAAACGTTGCTATAGGGTACAATGCTTTAAGCACAGAGGATGGTAATGGTAGAAACGTAGCGGTAGGGTACGAATCTCTACTAACTCAAAACGCTGGTGCAGAAGCTTATAACGTAGCTATTGGTCATCAAGCTGGTAAACTTATTGAAGATGGTGCTTTTAACACATTAATTGGTGGTCAAGCAGGTGAGGCTTTAACTACTGGTAGTTATAATGTAGCTTTAGGATATGAAGCTTTAAGTACAGAAGATACAGGTACTAGAAGTATTGCTATAGGTTATTATGCATTAAGAAATCAAAATTATAACGGTGAAGCTAACAACGTTGCTATTGGACACCTTGCTGGTACAAATGTTACAACAAGTATACAAAGTACTTTTATTGGTGGTTTTGCAGGTGACGCGGTTACTACAGGTTTAGCTAACACAGCTATAGGTTACAATGCGTTGTCTGGAGAAGATGAGCATGGTTACAATACAGCGATAGGACACGGTGCTTTAAAAGTACAAAATGCAGGCGCCAATGTATATAACGTTGCTGTAGGTGCTTCTGCTGGTTTATCTGTTACAACAGGTGGATATAACACGCTTATAGGTGGTTTAACTGGAGACGCTATTACAAGCGGTAATACAAACGTAGCCGTAGGTTATCAAGCTTTAACAAGCGAAACGCAAGGTGATAGAAGTGTAGCTATAGGTGTAAGTGCGTTAGAAACTCAAAACAATACTAGTAATGCAGATATTTATAATACAGCTGTAGGGTATCATGCTGGTAAATCAGTTTCAACAGGTACTGGAAACACGATTATAGGAGGACAGGCTGGTGATGCGCTTACTACAGGTATTCAAAATATAGCTATAGGATTAACAGCTCTTAGCACGGAAGACACGGGTAGCAAAAGTGTAGCTATTGGTACTGCCGCGTTACGAGACCAAAATTATGATGGCCATGCTTATAACGTAGCTGTTGGACATGATGCTGGGGCAACTGTTACAACAGGTATAAATAATGTATTAGTTGGAGGTCAAGTTGGTGATGCTTTAACAGATGGAGCTAATAACGTTGCTATGGGAAGAGCTGCTTTAGGAACTGCACAAAGCGATAGTAATAACGTAGCTATTGGGTATAGTGCTTTAGGAACACAAAATGGAGCAGGTACTGCATATAACGTAGCTGTTGGACACGCGGCTGGTACAGCTGTTACAACTGGAGTATATAATACAATATTAGGTGGTCTTGCTGGAGATGCACTTACAACTGGTGATTCAAATATAGCGTTAGGTTACGATGCTTTAAGCACTGAAGATCAAGGTAATAAAAGTATTGCTATTGGTCAAGAAGCTTTAAAAGTACAAGTACAAGGTTCTGATACAGATGTGTTTAATGTAGCTATAGGTTTTAAAGCTGGTTTTGATATGACAACAGGTATTAGAAACACGTTGGTTGGTGGTAGTAATTGTGGTGTAAATATTACAACAGGTACTAGAAACGTAGCAATAGGTTCTACTGCTTTGAAAACAGAAGATACTGGTGGTTACAATACAGCTATTGGAAGTAGTGCTTTAGAAAATTTAGATTATGACGGTAATGGTAATAATGTTGCTGTTGGTTATAAAGCTGGTAATAATGTTTCAACAGGTAGAAGTAATACGCTTTTAGGTGCGTATGCAGGTGATAGTGGTACTAATGATTTAACTACTGGTATTAAAAATGTTTTAATAGGTTATCAAGCTGCCGCATCAGCTGCTGGTGTTGATGAAGAAGTAAGTATTTTCAACGGAACTAAAACTGCTAGATTTCAAGGAAGTGAAACAGCTTGGTCGTTTGTATCTGATGCTAGAGATAAATCAGATTTTGAAGATTTAGAATTAGGTGTTGAGTTTATAAACAAATTAAAACCTAGAAAGTTTAAATGGAATTATAGAAATACAGATAAATACAAAGGCGAACAAGCATCTGGTTTTGTTGCTCAAGAAATAAAAGAAGTATTAGATGATGAAAATATTGATTATACTGGTATAGTAAACACTAACGATCCAAATCAATATATGGTTGCGCAGGCAAACTTAGTACCTATGTTAGTAAAAGCAATACAAGAGCTTTCTGCTAAAGTAAAAATGTTAGAAAACAAGTAAATATATATAAGTAATTAATAATCAATTAATAAATAAAAATTATGAGTGAATTAGAAGAATACACGGATGAAAGAGTGGCTCAAGATATAGTAGCTACTATGGATTCAGTAGGTATCGTTGAAAGAATTAGAGCTGTATCAGAATCAGATAGAACTGACGATGAAAAAGATGAACTAAGTAGAAACGAAAGACATATACAAATATATATGGCTAAGTCTAAGTTTGTAGCAGGTTTATCATCAGATCAAAAAGCTAAAATAGATGCTTTTGGTTTAGATCCTCTATAGTTAAAAAATAAAATAAATTAAATAAAATAAAATGTGGAAATTAACTAAACAGTATTGGAAAGATATGTGGAGAGCTCTATGGAGTAAAACCACTGTTGATGAAAAAGCTATTGCAACTATTAAAGAAGTTAAAAAAAGAGCTAAGCTAACTACTCAAGAATTACAAGATGTAGTTAAAGCTTTTAAAGAAGTTGGCAACCAAATAGGTGATATTGATAATGCTTTAAAAGGTGAAGAGCGTAAAGGTAGAAAAACTAAAAAATAATGAAAATGTTTAAAGATAAAGAGTTAAGAGGTTATATAGGTGCCGCTACAGTATTTTTACTTGTAATGGGGCTTTTGTTATTTTTAGCGTTTTTTGAAATACCAGAAACTAACAATGATATATTTAAAGTAATTGTAGGTATGTTAGTTGGTAGCTTATCAGTTGTTATCTATACTTTTATAGGTAAAAACCCAGAAGAGGTAGAAGCTTTAAAAGCTAAGAACGATGCGTTAGAAGATAAAGTATCTGGTATGGTTGTTGAAAAAGATAAACTTGAAAAACTATTAAGAGATATTCAAACTGATGTAATAGATAAATTATCTATAACAGGTGAAAAATTCAAGTTTCAAAATAACAACAAAAATGTCAAGTAAAAAGAAGTTTAAAGATACAACCGTTGGACAACTATTGTTTGGCGCGGCTTCTGTAATCAACCCTACATTAGGAAATGTGTTACAAGGTGTTACATCACCTAAAGAAGCTATTGAAGCTATTACTAAATCAGAAGCACCTGCAGATGATAAAGTAAAGCTACAGCAAATAATATTTGAACAGCAGAATAAAGAAATACAAGCTATAACATCAAGATGGGAAGCAGATTCATTGTCTGACTCATGGATGTCAAAAAACGTACGCCCATTAGTATTAGTGTGGTGTATTGTTATATTTTCTTTAGCTGGTATCTTAGATAGTGTAGAAAGTATACCGTTTCAAATAAACAGTACATGGAACGATACTTTTGAGAAGGTCATGATGGCGGTTGTCTTAGCCTATTTCGGCGGACGTACGACTGAAAAAGCCACAAGTATATTTAAAAAATAATTAAGTTTAATTAAACCAAAAATCCAAAATTATGAGTAAAAAAGAAATGAAAATTACTGAAGAGCAATTGAAACAAGTTCAAGCTCAAGTACAAGTTAAATCTCAATTAGTTTCTGATATAGGCGCTGTAGAAGCACAGAAACACGAGTTATTACATGCTTTAAGTAATGTAATAGAAAAAACTAAAGAAACTGCTGAACAACTAGAAGAAGAGTACGGTAAGATTAATATTAATCTTGAAGATGGTTCTTACGAAGTTGTTGAAGTAGAAGAAGAAGAAAAAGAAGAAGAAGTAGAAGAAAAATAAAATCAATTCCTATGGCTAAGTTAATTAGAAAAATAAGCATAGGAACTGACTATAAAAATGAAGCAA